GCCATTTTTTATAAGAGACGATGGTCGGCATAGTTTTTTTTCCTTTAAATAGTGCAAAAAAATGAGCAGCGGCGCGCAAGATCGCTCATAGATACAAGGCTGCCCTGAAGCCAACATAGCTGCTGGCGGTACCACTCACATAGTAGAAAGTCAACGCCCACACCCCGGCGTTCGATATGTCGCCCCAAGCAAACGCCGCGAGTGGGCACAGAGCGTCCGGCTTGTAGTCGCGCAGGGAGTCAACGCCAAATGCATTTGTGCCGCCAACCCCTGCCGCCAAAGGTAGTCCAGCACCTGTTGCAGCCCAAGCATTCCCGCTAGTCGCCGCATCAAACACCTGACTGGCCGAACCGATAAATGTCGTTCGATTCGCGCCAGTTGCCCAGAGAGCGCCATACGTTGCGCCCAGGTTATCAAAGTTGGCAGATAGCGCAGGAGATCCCCATGCGTCGGTTGAAAGCGTATTGCCTGCGGTCAGGCTATTCATTGCAACGCTGGTTTTGGCTAGGTAATAGCTGGCAGGGACAATAGATAAGGCGGTCGCTGCTGCTGGAAGTGCTGCTTTCAGTCCGGGGGCTGCAATCACAATAGTGCCGGGCGCGGCAATTCCGGTTGTTACTGCATATTGATTTGTATCACCAGCGAACGTGATCATATCGCCAGCAGCCACAGTTCCTGTGCCAGTGATCAATGGAATTGATGTCGTTCCGATTGCAAATCCAGTAGCGGCGCTGGTATAGCCTGCCGCTGTACTGGTTGGCACTTGAGCAGTTAGTCCGATACAGACTTCATAAATCACGCCGTTAAGGTCAGCAATCCCGCAATTCTGACCATTATGCGTAGTGCGTGCAAATAGATTGGCGCTACCAGTTTTTGGCGCGCCAGAATAAGTTGCGTTGCCTGCTGATTGATACGCAATCGCCGCATCATTTACATCACCGAGAGCATTATTATTACAGCCCTTGGGAAAGTTATTTATCGCGTGATACCACGCGCACCACGTTGTCGAAGTTGATGCCTGCGCATGAGCCAATGCCAGCATTGCCAGCATTTTATTGATGAATAAACTACCAGGGAAGAAGTCTACACCGCGCGTTTTGGCTGCCGCGATCACGCCGTAATAGGCGTTTGCAGGCGCACCAGTCAATCCGCCAATTGGATTATTCGTAGCGTATGTAGATAGTGGATTGCCGTTCTTGATGCTGGATGCCGTGCCGTTATTATTTGAGCACTTGTACTTATCAACAAATACCCCGGCCTGAATATTACCACCATCATAGAAAGCGCGATGCAGCGCATATCCGGCTGCATTAGCAGTTGCAACGCTTGCGTAAAAACTGAATGGTTTTACATCAACCATATTAACTGCCAACCCATTCGCACCAGTTCCCCATTTATAAAAGAACGCTGGCACCCAAACCATGACAGAACCATCTGAATATTGGTAATTGCCGTAATCGTCTGAGTACGGATTAAATGTTGAATTACTTAACGGGTGCATCCCAAAAGGCGGTTGAGGGCAAATGCCAGCGCCAAATCCAGCGGCACCCGCAACCCCGATGTCATTCATCGCCACTGAAAAGTTTGTTACAACCGGGATTATTGGTGTCCAGTTTGCAGGATCATTTGCCGGATCGGTAGTTTTTCCTCCGGTTGTTTTAGCGCGGTAAGTTAATAAATTTATTGGCGACCAAACTACATCTCCGATGTTATATGAACCACTTACCCATGATGCAGCGCCCGCGCCAGCAAGCGCGCTGGTTGCACTTGCGGCTGCCTCTGCTGCTTTAGTGATTGCCAGTGTAGTCTGCGTGGCTACCGTTATAGCATTCGTCCCAGTGGCGACAGCATCAGCGTGCGTTGATACGACATCCGCTGCTGTGAGCGTGGCATGGGCGAGTGCAATTGCTGCTTGATTAGCTGTCGTAACCATATCCGCATGAGTGAGTAGCACGTCAGCGGCCGCAGCGGTGGCTGAAGCCCCAGATGCGGTTGCTGAAGCGGCAGCATTGGTCGCTGACGTTGAGGCGGTAGCCGCGGAATCGGCAGCAGCGCCCGCGCCAGCAAGCGCGCTGGTTGCACTTGCGGCTGCCTCTGCTGCTTTAGTGATTGCCAGTGTAGTCTGCGTGGCTACCGTTATAGCATTCGTCCCAGTGGCGACAGCATCAGCGTGCGTTGATACGACATCCGCTGCTGTGAGCGTGGTATGGGCGAGTGCAATTGCTGCTTGATTAGCTGTCGTAACCACATCCGCATGAGTGAGTAGCACGTCAGCGGCCGCAGCGGTGGCTGAAGCCCCAGATGCGGTTGCTGAAGCGGCAGCATTGGTCGCTGACGTTGAGGCGGTAGCCGCGGAATCGGCAGCAGCGGTGGCTGAAGCCCCAGATGCGGTTGCTGAAGCGGCAGCAGCGCTAGATGCGGATGCCGCCAAACCAGCCACTAGCGCAGTTGTCTCAACGCTTAGAGAAAAAGGATGTACCGCCCCATCGCGCAGCAATCCATCATCGCGCTGCAATAGATTGATGTTGGTGTTAAGCGCATTGATGGACGAAGAGATATTCGCAAGCTCTACATCAACGGATACTGTTTTTACAGTAGAGCGGCCTGCGGCCTGATTTGTTTCATCAGTTGCAAAACTGGTTGTTGGCGTGTAATTTGGAGCGGCTGACATAGAATTTTCCCTTTATGTTGGTGCGATATTACGTTTCACATTCTTGATCCATGCGATTACTCTTCCTTGCCACCACCATGCGCTCTCATTTTTGCTATCCCTTTTTCCCTGATCGAATCGAATTCGCGCTGACTGATTGCGCCTTTGCCTAGTAATCTCCCGGCGCGATTGATCGCTTGGTCAATTGAGCGTACTTTTGCGTTATCGCCTATCGCGTTCATTTTGCCTGATAACTCCAGGTCAACAGGTCTTGCCTTGATGCCGATGGTCTGCATAGCCGCATATTTCGGCTGTACAGGAAGCTCATCTTTCCCTGTCCCTGTGTAATCTTTGAGCGGGTGTGCTTTCTCAATAGTGGTGTCAAAAAAATTAGCCGTAGCGTTCATGATGCGGTCGTAGTGCGCTCCGCCCGGGACGATAGTTGGAAGCAACAGCTTGTACATAAAGTCAGCAGTTTTTACCGCCTTCTCGCTGTTTGTATCGCTTACATCAAACATTTCCTTGCCATTCCAGTTTTTGTTATCAACCAGTGCGGAAAATGCGTTCAGAACTGGGTTGCTTGGCATAAATGGCGCAGGTATTCCAATCCCACCTTTCTCGTTCTGCGTATCCTGAATATCGCCACCAGGAATAAAGCGATACACATTGATGAAAACAGGCATACCAGTTTTCTCATCCGCGCCAAGGCGTATTGTTTTTTGCGTTCCCATAGCGGATGCGCCTTTGTCCCAGTCTGCAAGGTTTTTGCGCTCATTTTGTTCAAGTTTCTGACCCGCTGTTATCGGCTCATCTTCGCCATAAAACCCCATCGAATAGGCATTCAGTAGCGATGTCATAGTGCCGCTCATGATTGCTTGCAGCCACCAGTCATCACCTCCACTACTTCCAGCTAACGCAGCGTAAGTTAAAGCATTGGTTGATGAAATCGTCACCGCAGGCGCGGCAAAGCGCCACGGGTATTCGATAGCGGTGCTTGCCAGCACCGGGATGACCTTGTAGGTGTATGCAAAAAACGGCAGGCCATAATCACGGATTGCCCTGGCAGTTACAGGCAGATCATCATAGTTGAAAATATATTTTGATGCGTAATATACTGCATCTTCTGGCGATAGACCTTTGATGCGCGCATCGCGGTAGATGGCATATTTAAAAAATGAATCACCCCAATGATAAGCGTTCGCCATTTTTTCATTCAACCCAAGCGAAGCCAGCTTCCAGATAAACCGACCTGTTTTTATGGCCGTGCTATCTACACTACCAACTAGATTGCGAATTTCCTCAGGCATTGACTTCATTATTTCAGCATGGCTAAAGTCTCCAGTGAATAATCCAACATCTTCGGCTTCGCGCATCATCGGAGCTTTTTGAATAAGCTCTTTCAGCGCAAAGAAATACTTCTCGTTATCCCAGTAGCTTACACCAGCAAAATGCGCCATAGAGATGTTTGACACGAAGTTATTCATGTGCGTGACTGGATTCAGGACGGTCTTACCCTCCTTCCACTTCGCTAGTCCAGCTTTGTAGTATTTTTGAAACTCGTTGTCATCGCTTTCATGTTGGCTAATATGTTGAAGAATCTCATTCTTCACATACATCCCGGCCAGCATTCCATAGCGGTTAAGTCCTCCAGTATCTGGTATTTCTGTTACGGGGACATAAGAGTACCCATCGGATGCTGTGCGACGCGTCCATTCTGGATTGGATGCAATCTGCTTGTACAGTCTGCCGATGGATATATCTCTTTGCATGGATAAAAATCCCATCACAAAGCGTAGCTTGAAGTCCTGTATCTCTCCCATATCAAGGCGCTCATCTTGGGTGTAATCCTTCCAGATACCAACGGTATCGGTATTCGGAAGAGCCTTTCCTTTAACTGTCAGCTCTAGCTGTCCGGTGGAATTTTTCTCCCAAGCCTTATCTCTTAGTTCCCACCCGAGAGCTTCCCATTGCGGAAAATCCTTGACCATTATAGACTTAATAGGCCTGCCGCGCCCTTTGAGTGATCCACTACGGAATCCGGCGATAGGGCTTGCCTTAAATGTGCGTTGCCATATCCCTTTTATCTCTGGGTCGAGGTGGCGCATGTAGAAGCGGGGCAGATACTGCCCCTTCCACCTCTCAAATGCCTCTTTGGATAGCATTTGTAGCTCAACGGCTTCTTGCCCCAGCTCTGTCATAGTTCGCTCGACAATGGCGGCAATTTTCATTGCGTGATCAGTAGGAACATCGCCTGGTAGCAACTCATTCGTAACTATTCTTGAAATCAGCGCAGATTCTGCTTCGGTCATGTCTTTGGTTAAATCAATAACGCCGCTCACTGCGCGCATTGCTTTATCTATAAACGCTTTCTGGTTGCGCATCAATTTCGATAATTCCTTGCTTGGTTGAGCCATGCCAGTGCGCACAGCCATAGGGCGTATAAACGAAGCGTGCAAAAAATCCTTCAGTCTGCGCGTACCAAGTAGGTCTGAGCGGATATTACCAAGCTCATCACGGTCATATACCAAAGGAATGTGTTTTGGTAGCACTTTTGATAGAATGTCGAAATCCCTAGGCATGGCTGCTGCCTCTCTGTAATCGTCTTGAGTTGCGCGGCTAAATCGAGTTTCTTTGGTTCTATCAATATGGTCTGTGCCAATCTCTCCATAATAAAGTGCGCCAGATTCTCTGTAATTTATAGGCATTGGTGCGCTTGCATTACTGAATATCCCTGATGCCCGATGAACGACAAGCGTTAACCCGTGTGTATTAGCGAATTGCTGGAATCGAGCAGGAATCTTGACGCGAGCCGGGCCGGTAACGATAGCCTTGCCGTCTGCGTTGACGGTAAATGTGATTCCTTTTTCTGCTGATTCTATGCCAGCCGCAGCACGACGCAGCTCAATAAGCGTAGCTTCGTCAATAGGAAGGTTGCGAGCGGTGTCTGGCTGCACTTCATAAGATTCGCTATACGCAGGTTCGGTTTTGAATACACCCATATCATTTGCCGTTTTAAGAGATTCAGGAGCATTCTTGGTGGCTTGGGTTGCCATGTAAACTATATCGTCTGTCGTAAGGGAATCAGCCCATTTGAACCATGCCATACGCTGCAATGACGGAAGTTCTGCGCCGATCTTACGGATCAGTGTGCGAATTGCCGCTATGACGCGCTGCGAAAAAGTCAGGTCTGGGTTTTTTTCCAAGAAATAACCCAAGCTCTCTTCTGTAATCAAGTGCGCCGGGGTGTTTTTCGGAACACGCGCTTGAGCATCTTTAACTTTCTGATTTCCAGCCTCTCCCATCGCCTCAAAATGATGAAGGATTTTTTGGAACTCCGTATCTGTACGCCCAAGTTTCAAGGCGTGCAAACCGATTTCATGCAAGAGCAAACCCTTCACATTGTCGTTAGTGGCGCTGATATTGTCATGGACAAGGAAGGTTTCTCCAGCACGAACGAAGGCTAAGATTCTGCCGTCTTTGCTGTAACGGATGTCTGGATTTAGTACACCACTAAGATACGCTTCAATCTCATCACTGCCGATGATGTGGAATTTGCCTGTGCCAAGAAGCGCATCTGAAAATTTATTAACTCCAGGGAATGCAGAATCAATCGCAGTTTTCAGGCTGGATAGAGTGAACGGGTTGCGGGCTGCGGTGGCACTCTCGTTTGTTGAATAAATCGCCGTACCTTTGTCGGTTTCCTTGGTCTGCATCTCGCCAAACAGATCGTCAAACGCCTTGACTACAGGCGCAAGCTCCTCGTCTTTCAGGTAAGGGTAACGCCCCTCGTCGCGCTTGAAGTCTGCGATATTGACCACATTCGCCAGATAATCGTTGTTGTAGCCTTTTTCGGCCATCTTGGCGATGATGTAGTTCTCGAATGAACGGGCGGCGCGCTCGATTATGCGCGACCAGTAGCCATCCTCCTTGCCTGCATCAATGAGTGACGCACGCTTGGTCATAGGCGATTCGTTTAATGCCTCTACCAGTGCAGCAAATTTTTCCTCTACTTCCGGGCGCACACCTTCCGGGTGTTTTGGATCTTTCTCCCAATACTGCGGATCGTAGCGCGGGTTCGATTTATCGCGCTCATGTTGGCGGTTGAGTTCGGCAAGCGTCATGCTCGGCATTCCAGACCTTCCTTTATGAACATAGCGCGCTTCAGGAAGATAGGTTACATACCGCGTCTCGCGCCTATGATCAATCGGCGCATTACGGTTGCGCTGGAAGTAATTGTCGAGCGCATGGAACCACTCATGCGCCAGCGTCCCAGCTCCGCGAGTTTTGGTTAGATTGATAACCAGGTTGTCTGACTCATAATGCGCCGAAGCCGAACCGCTGCCGCGCGCACCAAATGACATACCAAGCTCACCATTCAACGAGATTGCTTTTGGTGGGATACCAAGGATGTCAGACAAGTCCATCAGCGCATCATAGGCGTTGTTCAGCATCCCTTGACGCTCTTTAATGTTTTTGCCTTGGCTTACCCAGTTACCGAATTGCCCTCCACGGAATCCGAACGCTTCTGAAAATTGCTCCGTGGTAATGTCATTCCCTTTTCGCCAATCTTGTGCGGTTCTTGGGCGATTTTCTGTTCTACGCACATCAGCTTCTTTTACGTTGTCGCGTTCCTTGACAGCATCCCATGCGGCAACCAGATCGTCGTAATGATCGCGCTTATAATCCAACGCCTCCCTGGAAGTATTAAACGTCTTGAGTTTACGGTATTCTCGGTCGCCAGTTTTATGTATGAAGTACGCACCATCGTGTCCGCGCGCCGTGAACTGCATTTTTGATTCTTTCGGCGTAACGCCTAGTTTTTCATTAACTTTTTCGATTACATCCGCAATCGTTGACGCTCCAGTGAATGTCTGGGTTGTGCCGTCAATCTGCACGCTCACGAATGGGCTTTGAACTTTATAACCCTCTCCTTTTGCCTCATCACCATATCGGTACGCATTCGGGTATTCACCCACCTTGCCAATACGCTTCCACTGGCTACGGTTAATTGATTCGAGTAATCGCACCTTGGTAGCGAAGCCCTTTAGTTCCTTGCTCTCATTCAGCTTAGCTTCAGTTTTAGCGCGAGTAGTGTCTGATGATGTTATCGCTTCCGTGAGTGAACGCAGCATCTTGATATTTGCCACCCACTTTGCCACCAAATAAGGTTTGCGCGGCTTGGATGGTATTTCTTCTCTTGCGGCAAAAGCAAATGCAGAAATGTACGGGTCTTCTATTTTTTCATGAAAATCAGCAGGCCATATTTTGCTTAATGGTAGGGAGGCTATTTCATCGTTACTGTATTCCTTATGCATCACGGCGGTGATGTCTTTGCGTGCGCCAACTATTTTTTCACCGAAGTCGCCAATCTTCTCTTTATCTTTATTGGCTGATTGATTATCACCTTGCGCTTTCAAGATAGAATCATTGCCCACCACGTCCTGCACATCCTCCGGCGTAATGTTGCCTTTGTTGATTTCAGCGATTAGTTTTAATTTGTCTGACTTTGAAATATCTACAGCAGCTTTTACGGAAGATATAGCCTGCGTGCTGGGTAGATTTTCTGCTTTCTGCCCGAACATATCCGCAATGCCTGTCTGCGCCATACGTTTGACCTCTTCCTTGGATTGACCAAGTTCAAAGTTGTCAGACGCGACGGTGTTGACATTGCGCCTCTGGGTTAATTCTTCCCGTTTGCGCTGATCTTCGCGCTCAAGGTTGCGCTGTTCGGCTTCTGCTAGGATACGGGTGTGCTCTGCCCGTCTTTCGCGTTCCTTTATTTGCTCTTCGGTGTAGCTTTTAGGTAGTCCAGTCTCGCCCTCACCCGCTTGCGGTTCGCCGCGAGTTTCTTGGCTGCGCGCAACACTTTGCGTCGCTGTGATTCTGGAAGCTCCATCAGCTTGTCCATTGTTTGCTTCTTCATGGTTTACTCCAAAGTAAGCGTCCATTGCGGCCTGATCAACTTTAATTTCGTCGCCGAACGGGATGTTATCAAAATCATCATTGGTAATCGTTTCGTCATTTGCAATAGCATCTAAAGCCTCTTCTCCAGCATCACTTAATGCCTCTTCTTTGGCAAGAGATGCTACACGCAAATCATCTTCCGCTTGGTAAACCGCATCATCCAACTGCGATTCTGTCAGGTTTTGCCATTTAATACCAAGCTCTTCGGCGCGTTTTGCCATTGAATCGTATGCCGCGCTGAGCGCTTGTTTTTCCGCCTGCGCCTCGATGTCGGCGTGCTTGAAATTACGCTCTCCATTGATGTGCGCACGGATCATATCCCGTAATTGCTGAACCCCTCCGTCAACATCTTTTGTATCTATTGAGAATCCTTCGTCAGCGAGCTGGGTAGCAAGGTCGTCCAGACTTGTCCCGCCTTTTTTGAATGCAAACCTCCATGCGCCTGGCGCACGCCTCTCTCCGGTAATATCCAACGCTTGAGCATCATCTATTCCACCAAGCTGCTTGATGCGCTGCAATAGATTTCCTGACGCACGGACTCGTTTTGGTTTGGCTTGAAATGGTTGCTGCTGTGTGTTGGACTGAGCAATCTTCTGCAATACCCCATAAATTTTAGCGTCCTTGCCTTTGAACAGTTTTGCCGCCTTGGTAAATGTTGCGCTATCAATTTTCCCGGCTTTAAGATCGTCCTTCACTTTTTTGATAAGATTGTCCATCTGGCGCGGCATACCAATCTCGGCAGCAACGCCGCGCAGATTGATAAGTTGCTCAAGGTATGAGCTGGTATTATCCGCACCATCTACTACTGCTTGTTCATCAATCGAAGCGCCTTGCTTTACGTTAATTCTGTTGGATTTTGCCAACTCTTCGACTGGCATAACTTCTTGGTCTGGGGTGGACGGCTTATATTTCTCGTTCTTGGTTTGATCTAGTTTTTCGAGTTCATCAGCCCCTGTATTCCGGCTTGATGTTTCAGGTTGCGCTACTTGTTGCGCTGCTTGCTCAGGTATGGGTGCGTTAGCAGCTTCTGACGGCCGCGCCATGTGAGCTGCTTCTTTCTGGTTGCCTGGCTCGGGTTTCGCCTCTTGTTGCGGCTGAAATCCATTCTCCTCGCTTCCTGTGACAACCTGTTTAGCCTGTAGTATAGATTCTATTATCTTGTCGTAATCTACACCTTGCTTAGGCGTTTCAGTTTCTTTATTTTGATTCTTTTCCTTGAAAATGTACGAACCCGCTATATCCGAAGGTGCGGTCATCATGCCGCCAAACGCGGATGCGGCAATTTCTCCGCCGGACGTATCTTTCCCGATCGCCTTATTCCCCGCCAATGTTTGTAATACTTCATCGGTCGGAGAAAGCAACAACGCTTTCATGGCGATATTTTTAAGGTTATTTTTCCCAATGTTGAGCGGAGACCCCATCAAGGCGGCGACACCAGTTTCAGCCATTGTTTGTTTTAAGCCCTGCTTTTCAGCTTCGCGTATATCTCCAGTCTCGCTATATATTCCCGCTGTATTGGGCGCATATCCACCAGCGTATGTTGCGCCAGCATTAAACCCAGACCCGGTTAATATGTTGGATGCCAGGCTTGTTTTTGCTTTATTCATCGCCAATTTTTGCGCCGCAGTTAAAGCAAGCTGCTTTGCAGTTAAACCTCCTATGCCACCACCTAAAAGAGAGGCTGGTAGCTGTTCGGTCATGTACATTGCGGCATCAACAGGGTGCGTGAACGCGGCTTCTGCTGCCGCCAAAGGCGCTTCTATTCCAAGGTTATTTTCATATTGATCGCTGATTCTTGATAAATACTGGCTGGAAGGGATTTTTTGATATTCTTTAAGGATGTGTGCATTTTCTTCATCTTTTGAATAATGTGATCCATTTTGTAACGCAACCAATTCTTTAGCCAATACCGCATCAGGAGTGTCCGGCATCAGCCCAGAAACAGAGATTATCCCACGCTTTAACGAACCGCCAAATGTTGCATCTGGTTTCTGCTTATCAAGGTCGGTCATTTCAGCGTAATGACGGATGTTGTACTTACCGCCATCAAGGATAGATTGAGCTACCGCCTTCCCATTGGATGTATAGTTTGAGCTAAATACATCCTCATCCGATAGCTCTTTTTTTGAGCCAAACACCTCTCCATCGGTCATTTCTTTCATGGTTTAATCCAGCCAGTGCCAGTCCAAATTAAAACACCTTTTGGTGTGTCGTATTTATCTCCAGCCTTGCGTGCTTTGGGGTTAAATGGTGCAGTAGGATATGTTTGTATTTTACGTCTAGGTTCAGCCTGGTTAGTCGCGACTGGCTGCGCAACCTGATTTACCGGGCTAAAGAAGCTGCTCTCGTTAATTCCGTGTTTGCGTATCCACCCCTTGGTGTAGTCATCATAACTAACCGATCCTTTGGGGCGCAATCCTGTATATCTGTCAATCGGATACTCGGCGTTATAATCGGCACGGATGTCGTCCCGAATTGACTTATATTCGTCACTCAGTGCTTTTGGTGCTTTCTCCACTTCGCGGGAAGCCTTTTTTGCCGACTCGTTTGCATTAAACGCTTGCGCAAGATTTTCAGCGATCTGGCTACGACCAATGCCATTCAATGCCTGTTCTCCGGTGATTTCATTTGTCGAGCCAGTAGATGCACCACTAAAAGGCGCTTTACCGTGAAGAAGTAATTGTGCGAGCGTTACGTCGTTATTTCCTGCACCGGATGCGGTTAGATTCGCCAATGATGTTTCTGTTGCATTCGTTGTATTCTTGTCGCCCTGCATAAGGGCTTGACGCATGGCGGCGAGCGCGCGCATACCCAATTCATATTGTTGGCGCTGTTGCGGTGTTACGTCAGGCGCTATCGCCACCTGTTTAGGCTCAATAAATGCAGAATAATCGTTAGTAGGAGCACCTGTTTTTAATACTCCATTCAAAATTGATTGAATATCAATTCCGGTTTGCGGTTTTGGTGGTTCTGAAGCCGTACCATTGGTCATATAGTTTCTGAATTTTTGCGCATCAGCACTGCTGATACCAGCGCTTTGCAGGGCTGTTGCAAAAATATTGTCATCGTTTTGAAGCTCATTTTGCCGTTTCAAAAGGCTTGCCTCAGCTTCATCCTTGCGTGCTGCGGCTTCATTTCTTGAGGTCAATAAACCTGCGTTGCGACCTTTATCATATGAACTATTACTGAAAGCGCCAGACAAGGCTTCGCCGAGAGAACTACCGATCTGATAATGGCTTTGTGGCATAGTTGCTCCTTATTTTTTCTTTCCCATTCCAGCGACAGCGCCAGATGCCCCACTTAGCAACCCGCCAACCAAAGAGCCGGAATCATTAACACCTTTTAGCGCAGTTCTCGCGTAGCGGTCGTTTCGATTCATTTGAGAGGTGATACCCGCGATGCTACTAGATAGGTCTCCACCAAGCGATGCCTCTTGCGCAAACATGCCGCCCGATGCCGAGGAGCGCGCATCAGCTTTTGCCCGCCGCATAATATCATTTGCCGCGGCTACAGTTTCTTCCGCATTTTTGCGTGTGTAATCTTCCGAAACCTTGCCATATCCGCCGGAATTAACACTTCCACCATTTGCATCCTGAAGCGCTTTAGTCAGTTCACCTTCGCGTGTCGTGGCTGCTTTATCGTAGCGTTGCAGGCGAACCGGAACGGCAAGATTATCTTGTGCAAAATTCTCTACCTTTGAAGCTCTTTGCTCATTCAATTTTGCATCAGATTCTTGTGCAGCGCGTAGAATGGCTTGGCGCTCATTGTTCGCATCCCCCGCTGCCTGCGCCTGCATATATGCGCCTGCCGCAGATACCGCAGCGGATGCCATTAGCGCTTGACCTACCGTAAGCTCTACTCCAGTACACATATTATCACCTCAATATTTTAAGCCAGAACCCTGGGATGGCGTTGCTGACGTAGTGCCTGCGGCTATCGTGCCAGGGACAACCTGTTGTTGCCCCGCTATGAGACCTGAGTTATATAGTCGCTGCTGATTAGCCTGATTGAGGCGATCAAAAAAACCAGACAATGACAGAGCCTGCGCATTAGCAGTAGCCTTATTGGCATTGTTTGCCATACCTGTATATGCCTGACTGATTGCGTTGCCCTGATCCAATCCAGCACGGATGCTATTGATTAAATTGTTTTTAGTGTTATCGTCTGCCGTTCTAGCATTATTTGACATAGATGATGCCATATTCGCTGCCTTCAGCACGCCTTGCTGATAAGTATCAGTAAGCTGTCTGTTTGCATCTATATCCTGACTTCCACCAGATAATCCATGTCGAGCAATATCAAAACCAATACTGCGCTGCGTAATATCGCGCTCTTTATTCAGGTCAATCAGCGCTTTCTTATTTGCATCATCGCGAATCTTTGAGTAAAGAACATCCCTCCCGGCTGCATTAAAAATGTTGTTTATTTTTTTCGACGCAGCCGCAACACGAGCCTCTTCAGCCGCTTTACGCGCTGCCGCTCCTCCATCCCCGCCGCCGCCACCACCACCGAAGCAATATAAAGTAAATTGATCAACAAATAAATATTTTATAAATGAAAGGTAATTCATCTAATCTAACCTCCGATCTGCTTTACAAAACACTCGCCAACCTGCTCATATCCAAGAGCGCGGTATAGTTTTCCTGCACTCTTATGTCCGGTTGAGACACCCGGCCTAATCTGCACGGCACCCATACTTATACACCAATCCTCAAACATTTTTACCATCCTTATTGCGGCTGTTCCATTGCGATGTTCTGGCTCAATATATAGCGAGTAATCAATCCCCATGCGTTCAGTTGAATACCACGGGGTTACTACATCTCCCAGCATTCCGCCTACAACAGCACCATCCTTTTCAAAAACAACGGCAAAGCCATATTCAATCAGCACCGCAGAAATCTTCGCAACCCGCTCCCCACTGTATAAAATTGAGCTGAACGAGCTTTCATTATGAAGTCGCTCCCCCATGCGAACGATGTGCTGAACATCATCAAGCGTTGCTTTGCGTATCATTTATTCGATCCCGAGCGTATCAAAATAGTAGGTGAGCGCATGTAGCTCGAACTCCTGATCGTCATTATTATGAATATCGGGAGCAATATTTGTTGCCAGAAGCTCTACAGGAATCATGTATCCAGGCCGCGAATCGCCACTGATTGTTACGGGCGGATCTGTTTTTAATACAGGAGATCGCGCATCAAATCGGTGCGCAATGTTGCAATTGCCAGTCACTACCACGTCCATCCCGTGGATATGCTTTAGGATGCCGGGTGACTGAAAATCAAGAAACGCCATTTCAATATCAACTGGGTACAGGATGCCATCATCTGTTTTAACATTACGATCAACTTTATAAACATTGTCCCCCGACCGGATGTACAGTACAGCATTCATTTCATCCATATAGTCAAGCGTGAACGGGAATGTATACATGCTCCATGCCATTACTCCAGTCGTGCGGCTAAAGGTATACACCAAAACCCTATTCCCCGAGTAGAGCCAGTATTGGCCGCCGCCTCGGTAGTATTGTGCTTTGGCATTTGCGATATCAAAAGCAAATAAGCCTGATATGCCTTTAAGTAGCTCACGATCAATCGGCGAGCCAACATCAACATCAATCACATTGGTAGTAATATCCTGGCGCGTAATACTCCTAACACCCGCTGGTGATAGAAACAAAACATCGCCAGCCATGTTTGCGTGTGCATATTGGCTTGTAGAGCCAGCGTCAACAGCCTGCAAGAAAAGGTGATTTGCAGGATCAACATCAACATGCCATATTTGCGCAGAATCCGCAAAGAAAACAACCAACCTGTTTTGGTAGTAACCAAGCGCAGTTGCATTACTCGCGCCAGTTTGCTGCAAACCAACTGGCAAAAATCCAGCATCAGACACCGCACTCCAATCACGCGGCGCGTTTGTTTTACAAAAGCGCACTGTATCCCCGGTTTTGCCGACCGCCCAAATTTTGCTTGCGATTTTAGTAACAACTGTTGTGTTAGGGCAATTCTGATCAAATATGGCCGTTTGCCCCGGATCGAATACCTCTAAATCCAGGTAGTGATGGCGCACCTCGCCGCTGGTGTATTCAACCGCAGCATAAAGAAATCCGTTAAAAATATCCGCATAGTGTACTTTCGTTACCCCTAAAGTTGGGTCTGTTGGGCTGCGTACATTATGTGCGGCAAACAATGGATTTGCGTGCGTGATTGTTCCTGTTGTGCCATAAAAAGTGTTCAGCTTGCCATTTCCAGCAGATAAGCCAGTTGTGCCAGCTTCAAGCGTCGCAATTTTGGTAAGTCCAGGGCGTTTGCGAATAGTTTTACCCTCGGTAGCATGTGCATTTACTAATATGCGCAGTCGGTTTGCATCCGACGTACTTAATCCTTTGCGGATGTCCAAACCAAAATCAAATTTATCAAAAGTGATAGACCTTGACATATTAAATCACCTGACTTGAATCTGGCGGGTAATCATATGGGCTGCGCGGCCTGCTATTACTCCATATTGCTTGACCACGATGTCGAGCCTTTTGCTTGGCAAGAAGCGCATCGAGTTGCGCCGCATACTTGTCAGCGTCCGGTTGGCGGTAGTGCGATTTTGCATTTGATAGGGCATGTAGATATATTGCCTGCGGGGATATGCTCACTCGGTCGCTGTTCTGCACCAGAGCGCCAAGCATCTTGATGTACTCAATACGGAGTGTCATATTTGCCGACTTCGGTACTGGCCATAACTCAATTTGATCTCGCCGCTCATATTTAAGCGGGACGATTCCGGTAGAATGAAGCCCTCTATCTGTAAGCAATATACCTTCTTGCAACGGGATATATTCGCTGGTGTACAGCACGCTGACAGTCTGAATCCTGTCAATATTACAATCAACAGGATAGTCGTAGTATCGCTGGTCTGCGCCTGTAGGTCGTTCTTGCACACCCTTGAGTTCAAGCCAATCAAATTGTTCGTAAAGTTGATCCTGGGCGGAGCGGATCATGGAATCAATCAAGCCGGAATTAACCACCCCGGCCTGACCAGCCATACCAAACCCAAGCCTTGATTGAATATCAGATCGTATTTCAATTAGCGTTTTTTTGAGCGGCAAGGCCATGATTAAACGATGACTTTAGCTTCGTTGATTGCTGTCTGGAGTTTTTCTACACCCCAGTTCTTTGTTGCAGGGATTCCGAGCGCCTTAGCTTCTTCAATAAGAGCCGCCTTATCTGCGCCACCTATGGTGTCGAACGCGGCTTCAAAGTCTGCCAGCGTGTGGAATACAGATTTTGTTGGATTTTTCACATTGATATTGCCGCAGTAGTATTGCTCCAGGCGAGCATATTCATCGGCTGTATCGAATGTACATTCCTTGATTGGCGGGGTATCGTTGATAGCGATAATCGAATCTTCCCCATGAACCATGTGGAGAATATCAATTTCGTGCGGAAGTACGACCAGTGGAATTTTACTTCCCTCGCCGCGCACCAAAAGAACCATTTGATAAGGTAAGGTTACTTTCATTTTTTATCTCCATGCTTTAATTAAAAAGCCAGCACCCATAATGGCGCGCTGGCATACCACTACGCGATACTTAATACCGCGTTGCTGTTGCGCTTACTGCATCCCAGACCAAATTTCGAGGTCATCCCAAAATGGTAGGTGTACTGGTCAATAGGCCGCCCAGGATAACGCATCTTCATGAAGTCCAAAGAGTCCCGATGCAGCTCAATACCATTCGCAAGGTTAAGAATATAGCAACGCTTAGTCCAGGGGATTGCCGGAGCAGCCAAGCCGAAGTTCGTATCGAAGTCTGGCACATAGATCATCTGGATGCCGTCGAACTTTAAGGTATCGGTAGCCATATCAATAGATAACTTTGAGCCGCTACCGTAAGTAATTTGCGTGGTATTGGATGCCAGCACAGCATTACGCAAAGCATCGTAAAAACTACCACCACAGAAGATATGCGTGAAGCGACCTTTTGTACGCTGGATATTACGCTTAGTAGTTTCCAGTGCGCCCAGAAGCGCCGCCTGTGTCGAGGCTAGGCCTGTACTAGCGAAGTTCTGCCAGTAAGCATTGCTTGCAGCAATATTCCCCACCGTCCCGACTGCTGGCGACATTGAAACAATACTATCAATGCCAGGTTGCGCGTTGGCATTCTGCGATCCATTCAGCCATAGCAGCGAGTGGATGTGATCTTTTACACCCTCTTCCAGTGCAGTGAACTGCGACACGATCATATTCGTCAGCGCAATCGCCTCACCCCTGTTGGCGGTGGACTTACCAATATCATCGGTTACACAAATGCCAGCGCGCTTCAACTCATCTTCATTAAGCACGAAGCCGTCGTGGTGATTCATCCAATCCCACTTCGAGAAGTCGTTAGGATTGCGGCTGTTGTAAGTTACCTTGCTATTACCGCTCCACAGTTGGCCATTTGCATCATTGGATTTGTGGATGTTGATGGTAAAGCCATCCACGCCACCTACGATGTCTTTTGCTTTTGGGAGCAAGGCATCGAGCAGCGGCCGCTCTACGTTGATCTGATCTACGGGCTTGTTCTTACCGTAGGCTGTAATTGCTACCTTGCCAATTTTGGCAATTTCTACTGCGTTCAAGGCCATGACGGTCTCCTTTAGAAAAAATTAAAATCATTCCTTCGGTTGGGCGATACCATATCTACAGCCCCTGCGGTTGGCGATTCCGCGTTCAGCCTGTTTGTGCTACTACGCTACTATTCCGCGCTATCCATACCCATTTCATTAAGCACGGCTTCCTGCGGGCTTTTCGCTTTTTGCTTCAACAAAATCATCTTTGCTTTCTCCAAAGCCGCATCCAAAGATGCGGATGGTTGCAGGTGTTCTTTTGGCTCATTCTCGTTTTCCGGCGGGCATACACCAACCGAGAATTCGCCATTATCATTCATTTCGATTTCAACGCATACCATCACAAGCTCCTTTTATTATCATTCATCCAAGCCAAGTGCCTGCAAAACAGCATCTTGAGGATTAGTTGGGTCTACCCGACCCGCTGTATGCCCTGCCGCACGCAGCGGCCTTACGCTGGCATTTTCCTTGCTGTTGAAATCGGCAGCCGCCTTTTTAAGCACAGCCCATTGCATCTTGATGATCTGCGGCCATTGCTCCGGCGGGAATCCGCGCGCAATTTCCTCCATTTGTACTTTGAGTTTAGGAATTAAAACCGATGCGTCTGGATCGCTTTTACGCCACTCCGCCTCCATTGCGCCAACCCTCTCAATTGCGGTTTGTAGAGATTGCTGCTTAACCTGCTCCGCCTCTTGCCCTACGCGCTGAACCTGTTGAGTTTGCTCGGCAAGTTGTTTGGCGTACCTGCTGCGCGCAATTTCCAGCGCATCATCCTCAGCCAAATCGTAATCACGTACTTTTTCCTGTAGATCAGGAAAGTCGTCTAGCGCGCTTGCCTCGATCTGTACGCGCTTGCCATGCATCTGCTCAAACTGTTTTACCTGCGCAGCTATTACCTCGCGGAATTGGGCTGCATCACCCGTTGCAAGGATATTTCTGTATCCAGCAAACTGCACCAGATCGTCCGCCGCATTCCCATCATTAAAACCGAGAGATTGTAAAGATTCAAAAGAGCTTTTGTATTTTTCCAGCTCAGCCGCCGCCATATCGGCGCGCTGTTTTTCCTGCCGGAAGCCTTCCGTAACCTTTTGAAAGCGCTCATTGGTCTTTGGATTTTTACTTTCAAGCGGCGCTAGGTCTGCGTCGCTAAGCCCATCTTTTTTCTCTTGCGCAGCCGCATCATCTTTAAGGTCAGCCTTTTGGTCTGCTTGATCTGCATCACCTTCAGATCCACCTTCAGGATTATCGGTGCTGGCTGGATTGGTTTCAGCCTCCTCCGTCTTTTGGTCGTCCGCCAGCCCCAGCTCCGAAAGGACAGCATCCTCTGGAGTAAACTGATCTTCGGATGTGATGTTATTCTCGCTGGCATCCTGCCCAGCATCCAAGGTTGATGTTTGTGATTCGCTGTTGTTCATGGTCGGCACCAGGTTGTTGATCTCGTAGATGGCAGCATAATACTAGATTTTTTTTCCATGCGATTAGTTATTATCACCCTCTATACGGAGAGCGCACCTTTTTATCACTGGTGCGCTGATACACCCACTCGATAGAGCCAACTTCGGCTGGCTGCTTCCTTGCCTTTACTGCGCGTGAAAAAGGCCTGGACTTACAGGCATACCTCCACTCATCCGCGCAATGATCTTCCATATCGCTATCCAAATCCTCTAGATTGTGATCGCTGTGCTGCAAAAGTGGGATAGTGCGGATCGAATCAACACAGGTATCAAAGCAGTAGATCATCGGATTGCCATCCTCTCCAACGAGTCGCTGCCGCATCTCATCCCAGCCGGATATGCGCGAGTTATCCGCTGGCCGAAACTTAACGCCCTCTTTAGCCATGCGCTCGGCGTGGCTTGCGCCGCCCTCTTCCTTCCAGCACGACGGATCGGCCACACCATACGCTATCACCTCCCCTCTCTCGCGCCTGATGATGCCTTGTGCGATAGCCTCAGTAGTGAGCTTAAGCCCCACATTAGGCTCTCGTGCGCCGTACCACTCTCGGTAGCGCACGAGAGCGCCTTTGGGTAGGCTTAGCCCGCCATCGCTGATCGCCCACCAGCCCACGGAAAAAGGTTTGGCGCTCCCCCAGTCGAAAGATCGGAAGCGTGTCCATGTGGAGGGGATCATAAAGGGCTTGATAACATGCTTATCCCTATCCCAGCAATCAAAATAAGCACCTGCTACCACATCCCAGTCGCCATCAAGCCACGCCCTTACAAGCTCTTTTGAACCAGATGATTTTAGCAGTGATACATACTGCCGATTATCGCGTAGATACCGATTATCTGATAGCTTTGAAGGGATAAAAAGCCTTGTGAGCCCGGTTTCTGGATCGGTAAAAGGATGGTAGGCTGGCGCTATATCTATAAAGCGCGCCTTTACCCAGATATGGCCTTTGCCGCCGG